CCAATCAAAGGAGGTTTTGTATGGTGGTGCCCCGCAAGGATTATCATTACATCTAATGTGCATCCTCGTAATTGGTATGATTATACTAAGCGTCAAGATTCTTTTCGTGCTGTGACCCGCCGGTTCCACAAAGTTTACGAGTTTAGCGATGATAGTGAAACGAACGAATACGTCGGTGAATCGCTAGCACAATTCTTTTAAGAAAATAAATAAATTTTTAAAAAAATGTCCGAAATTTCTAAATTAAAGGGTTAAGGTATCTCCCCGACAGAACACAATGAAACGTCAACGCTCTACTAGTCAATCAGGCTCTGGTCCCAACAAGAAGCCTCGCATGCAACGGCAAAATGCCACCGTCCAAGCGGTGGTCAGAAAGGAGCTCCGTAAAAAGACGGATTGGCGCTATGCTGACTGGTCGGTATCTGCGTCACCGATCTACAGTACCGCCAATATCGTCAACATATTCCAGAATCTTACCAGAGGCGACGCTGGGTTGAATAACTTTCAAGGAAATGACATTCAACCGCAAGCCATTACGATGAAGTACTATTGCGAAACAGCCCAACCCTTTAACACGATCCGTGTTATGCTCTTTCAGTGGTTCGATTCAGCCATCCCTGCGCTGACTGGTATTCTTCAAAGCGGAGTTACTGGTATCGCTTTGGTTTCGCCTACCTTGGTAACAAACAAGAAGTACATAAAGGTACTTTACGACAAAACACACATGTTAGCCCCTACCGCAGGGGATGCATCCATAGTCGGCAACGGGACTATAGAACCCGTAACGGTCTATATCCCGGGGAAGAGACTACGTACTGTTCGCTACAATGCGACCACAAACACCGTCCAGGATGGAGCAATCTACTTGTTATTGGTGTCTGATGATGCTGCCTTGGGCACTGTAAACTTTACCACCTTTGTAAGGACAACCTTCTCAGACCTTTAATAAACTCCTTTCTTTGTAATAGAGCGTGACATTCCCAAACTCCTAACCTGGGGGATAGTCTATTCCTAACCTGGGGGACCACCCCGCAGCGTCGATGCCACCTGCGGGAGCAGTTGGCATAGCGAGGAGCCTCCCGGAGGTCGCAAGACCGTGAGGGTCGCTAGCTCAGCCTACTCAATAGCTCGCCATTCCCCGCCATATATGTAAAAGGTATACGACAAAGTCTACTCCTAGCTAGCTCGCCACGCCGAATGTTCACACATGCTCCAGTAGCTCAGTAGCTACGGCGTTAGTACGCTACCTAACAGGTACTCGGTTCGAGTCCGGTAGGACGCATGTGTTTTTTCACATTTTTTATGGTAGTCGGGGGCCTCTCAACGCTTGTAAATTTAAGTGAAATTTCGCTGTATTACACGCATCCTTCGAGTGTGGTTTTCACTGAATACACTCCGCGTGCATTTAAATTCTAAACTTCGGAGGTGCGGAATAGTATTACCCGCACCTCTGGTCCGCTCCTCTGATCCAACACATGTCTCGCGTAAGAAATTGGTGTTTCACGTACAACAATCCGACCGAGACCCCCGAAGAGATAGTGGAACTATTCAAGGCTACGAAGGCCTGTCGCTATCTCATATTCCAGCGGGAAAAAGGGGAGAACGGGACGGAACACTATCAAGGTTACTGTGAATTTTCTGTGTCTCTTCGCCTCGCGGGACTCAAAAAAATTCACAATTCTGTACACTGGGAACCACGACGTGGTACAAGGGAACAAGCACGTGATTATTGTTGCAAGGAAGATTCTAAGGTTGAAGGTCCGTGGGAAGATGGAGAATTCGGACAACGAAGAGGAGAACGGACCGACCTCGCGCAATTATATCAAGCTGCCAAGACGCTTAAGACCTTACAAGAGGTCGCTGAGGCTTGTCCTGCTGCTTACATGCGCAACTACAAGGCTGTACAACATGTACGACAACTTAAGGCACTCGACAAGCCCACGAGGACTACTGACCTTGAGGTCACACTTTTTTACGGCCCCCCTGGCACCGGAAAGACTCGACGAGCATACGAAGAGGCACCAGGCCTCTATAAAGTACCCATTGGTAAACAATTGTGGTTCGACAACTACGCAGGAGAGGACACAGTCCTCATCGACGACTTCTCGGGGAACCTGCGCCTTGTCGACTTTCTGCAACTTGTTGACCGTTACCCTCAACAAGTACCAATCAAAGGAGGTTTTGTATGGTGGTGCCCCGCAAGGATTATCATTACATCTAATGTGCATCCTCGTAATTGGTATGATTATACTAAGCGTCAAGATTCTTTTCGTGCTGTGACCCGCC